GTCCTGCCCCAAGCTTGAGACGGACAGAAGCGTGGAACGGGATCGCCATGCCGCCGGGCGTCGTCGTCGGATCACCGTGAAGGACACCGAGCTTAGTGCGGATCTGATTCAGGATGACGAATAGGACGTTCTGGTCACCGATGACGCCGGTGATCTTTCGCATCCCCTTCGAGATCGCTCGAGCCTGGAGACCGATCGTATCCTTGTCGTAGGCGCCCTCGAGCTCTGCCTTCGGAGAAGAAGCAGCAACAGAGTCCCAGATGATTGTGATAGGGACATCCTTCTGCATGCCTTTCGCCTTCAGGATCGTCTTCTCGGCGATGTCCAGCACCTCCTCGGTGCAGTGCGTATCGACGTAGACGAACCGCTTGCTGACATCGACACCCAGCGCTGCGAGGTTCTCTACAGACGTGCCATTCTCTGTATCAATGTAGACGACAATGCCGCCTAGCGTCTGAGTTGAGCGAGCGATCTGCGTCGCGATGTGCGACTTTCCGATCGATGGTGGACCAAATATCTCGACGATACGCCCCTCTGGCAAGCCGCCGTTCGCTCGGTTAGAGACGATGAGGTCGAGTTGCTTCGAACCGCTAGAGATCCATCTCTTCACATGGGTCGGAGATGTGTCGACAGCGAGGTTGTAAGCGATTCGAGATCCGTGATCCTTGTTCAGCGATGAGATCAGCTCTGATGTGAAATCATCTGCAGGTGACTCATTCTGATTCTTCTGCTTAGCCATTTGTTTTCTCCATTTTAAACATACTACATTCAATGACACTTTACACAAATCAGGCGCGGAGTGATCCGCGCCTGATGCAAGGGAACTAGGTTTTAATCATCCATCAGATCAGAGAAGGCATCGTCAAGAGTGCGGTGCTCTTTGCTCTGGGGCTTGGGCTTGACGTCCTTGACATCATCGTCGTCTTCGCTCTTCTGCGACTTGCCAAACTTCTCAGTTCCGTCGCTGACTTCCGCACCGCCTGCGATCCAGTCATTGACGATCTTCGAGAGCTCGTCGTAGGACTTGGTCTCAAACATCGAGTTTGGATCTGGAATAGAATCGATCCACTTCTTTGCCTGTGTAGGATTGGTGTGAAGAGCAGTCGACTTGCCCTTGGGCATCACTGCTGTCTCAGCGTACTTCTTTCCAGCAGGACGACTGCAGGTGATACGCACATCACGACCATCAAACTGATCGGTGATGTCACCGTAATCCTCGTCGAGGATGATGCTCAGAATAGTCTGATAGACCTGCTTGCCAAATGCCCAGATCTGCACACCCTTGTCCTCCTCACCGCGGACGATGACAGGAGCGTAGCAACGCATCTTCGGGTAGAGCTTCTTGGCGAGCTCATAGGACTCCTTAGAGCCATCCTCGCGGAGCTTGTTGATTAGCTCCTGGATAGGATCAGGCTTGCCAAACTGGTAAGGGGCAAGGAGACCCGGATTGTTACCAATGTTGTAGTAGAACCAGAGATCCTTGAAGGGCTGCCCCTCGTTGTTAGGAAAGGAAAGGAGACGGACAGTGTACTCCTCGCCCTCCTTGGGCTTCCAGTTATTGTTTCCACGCTTGTTACCGCTCAGTGCACCAAACTTCTTCTTGATTGCTTCGATGTCAATAGCCACTTTTTACTCCTTAGTGATTAAAATGCAAACTCTAGTATTTTGTCTCAAAATTAAGATTTCTTACCAGTTATTTGCCATGGGATAGTATCCCACGAGAACGTTCTTTATTAGTAAAATTTAATCAAGTAGTGCTTTGACGATAGATCTCTTTCCATTGACGATGTAGGCTGCAGATTCGTCAATGTTAGATCCACCGAAAGACTTCGCAGCGACATCTTCAAAGTCATCCTTCCGGGACTGTGAAGAAAATCCCGAGAGAGGACCTGTAAAGCCAGCCACAGCACCTGCACCGCTGAACTCTCTCTTAAGAGTCTTCTTTTTGCTCTTCTTGGCCTCGAGCATGTCCATTGTTATTCTGGGACTGCCCGATGTGTCTTCTATTTCCAGCTCATCCTGGTAGTCTTGTCTAACAGGCTCTATCCCTTCGTACGCGTTATGCTTGAGTGCGACGTATATGACATGAGACCTCGCCATGACAACTAGCATCTCATCGTAGTCGTACTCTGGATTTGACTCACGTATTGCTTTCTCAATCAGCTTCTTTACTCTCATCGGAAGCCGTCTGAGCAAGACGATCATCTTTGGAACAACGACCTCGTAGTCAGTTGTCAATGACGTGATTATCGCAGCAGATGTCGCAGCAGCTGTTGAAGCGAGACCAATAAAAGGACCTGCAAGAGAAGCACCTGTCAGAGTATCTGACATCATCTCGACAGCAACTATTATGTCCTTGAAGTTTCCAAACATTTTGTTTAGTTCTTCTTTGAAGACTTCTTTCTCTGCATGAGTCCTTGAGAGAAGATGACCAACACTAAGCTTGAAATCTTCAGTATCCATGGACACTAAGTCTGAGTAGCTGTCAGCTATTCCGTAGCTGTAGCACATCTCATCCAGCTTTCTCAGATTTTCTGATATCTGGCGGTAGTTGAAATATCCCGCTCCCATTCCGTATAGAACATCGACGCCAGGTATTGATCCTGCAACAGCCGATGCTCCTCCTGTCAATGCAGCTGTACTTGATGCGACAGAAGATGCAACGCTGGGCAAAACTTTTGTGCCAAACTTCATCAAGGGTCTAGCAACACCGAATGCAGATCCAATTGCATCTGATATCTCGGATGCAGTCTTCATGAGGTCATCTATAAAGCTTTCCTGCACTAAGACTCTCTCTTCGTTCAGCAAGCTCTTCGCTAGACTTGGTTTTCCAAAGCCTCTAGTCATGTTACTCTCTGGAATTCTTTTCATTCCTGCAAAGTAAGTAGGTAGCTTTCTAGTACGAAGACCAATCAGCGCGTCATCAACTTCCTCATAGCCTGGATCTTGATCAGGGAACATTGGACCCCTGTCTATTAGGGCGTCTTTCTCACGTCCCTTATTGACGCGGGATAGTGCAGATGAAAATCCTGAGTCTGCCGACTGAGTCGGTGATCCCATGTCGCCTGATAGGACTGGTCTTTTTGGTCTACCAACTTTCTGCTGGAATCCGTCTCCTCCGCCTATCGCTCCTGCAGCTGGTATTCCAGTACCCCTGCCTGATCTCGCATATCCCTGGTTTTTGCTCTTTACTGGTGGCCGCATTGGTCTACATATTACGCTTTGTCACCATGTTCGTTAGAGACAATGCAGACTGCAGTATTGTGACGAGAGTATTTTCTCCTCCAATATAGAACTTATTCTCGTCGTAAGAGAACCCTGTTGATGTAAGTATTGCAACGAATTCATCGTGATTAATCTTTATGCCAGCTTGCTGCAGTATGTAAAGTGACCTGTGGGGATGCGTCATCTTCTGTATGTTGGGCTCGTACGTGTAGATCTGGCCTCTCTCGATATGCCAGCTCGAAGTCTGGAGCTTGTAATAGGGAAGACCTCCAGGCTCTCCTATCTTTCCAATGTCGTGGAGAAGGCAGACAATAGACAGAGAGCTCGGATCAACATCAGCTCCGACAGTTGCTGCTATAGTCTTTGCGTGCTTGAGAGTCAGTAGCGAGTTGTAGACAAGACCCCCAGGGCAAGAAGTGACCCAGTCGCCCCTGTCCCTTGCAGGGGTCTCTAGTATCTGCTGTCCGTGCTTGTCAAGAAAAGCAGATATTTCTTCTCCTCTATCTGTCTTTGACAAGATCTTGCTAAAAATCGACCAGTTCTCTTCCAGGTTGTCTACTTTCACATTACCTCCGTGATTTTTGCGCGCATATTTCCAATCTTAGGGACTGAGATTTGCCTAGAGATGTCGATCAGCTTGTCAAGAGAAGACCTCTCAGCAGTGAAGATCAGAGCATCGTGAATCACACCTTTTGGGGAAACTGCAATTCCTGAGCTTGTTGCAGACCTTCTAAATTCTGAGAATGCAAGCAGAGATGCGTCGACTCCGCTTGACTGCAGGAAATAATTGACGAGGGGAGACGTTTCTGTTGCTTCAACTTCTCTGCCAAAGAAGTTCTTTATAGATCCTTCTTGGGCTTGCTTCTTGAGCTTGAGGAGCATTCCAGTTATATTAAAATAAGACCTTACGTCTCCGAGAATGCGTGTTGCATCAAGGTGTTTCGGTATTCTCTCAGAGAGCTTCTTGGCAGATATACCGTAAAGCGCACATATGGTTGCTGCCTTGGCAACCTCTCTCGTCGCCTCACCTCCGAGAACACTCTTGCTAAGATGCGTGTAGATGTCATCGGGACACCTCTGTCCATCTATAAGCAGAGCAATACTCGGCTCTAGTGAGACCATGTCAAGCTGATACACTGCGCGGTCTTCGGATTCCGGAAGTATTATCTTACGCATGTCTTTCCGGAGACGTGCGATGTCTGGACCTGACGTGATGCTCATTCTTCCTGTCACCGATGCGAAACGATTGTACCGGGGCACCTCAGTGGACAGAAAAGTCCTCAGAACCCCGGTATGATCAGTATCCATGTGCTTCCTGACGAATTCTGTATCAATCTTCATCTTGTCAAGAGAGAAAAGTATCTCGTTTCCTGCTGGAAAAATCAATTTCTCGTATTCTCCTGACGCATCCCAGCATTTCTTGCTGAACGTCACAAGTGAAGACATGAACTTTTTCATTTCTTCAGCAGACAGTATCGCAGACCACATTGGCCTGCTGGCATTGACGATTTCCATGGATGCTAGATGCTTTTTTGGCGGACTAGGTTCCTGGATATCGAGAAGCCTGGCAATGTCCCGCACAGATCTTGCCGTTCTTCTACCTAGACAAAAATCACCATGATCTTCAGAGGTCACGAACTTGTCAGTGTCGGTGTCGATATGAAGATTCTTCTTCATACCAGAGGCTTCTGAACAGATGCAGAGTATCATAACTTGATTCTATCTAAGAAATAGAACCTTTACAATTAATCCTAGCCAGCTTCAGAGACAACTTCTTTCTTGGTAAGTTTCGTTACTGCTGCACGGAGGGCGGTCTTGAAGCTCTTTATCGATCCCTGGAAAGAAGGTGTTAGAGAGAGTGATGTCGTGAATCCCTCGGGGGTTATTGAGTGGTTCACGCTCGTTACGACGTAGATGTTATCTGTGTTGGTGCCCGTCTGGAGGTCTACGAAGAACTGTTGTCCGTACTGCATCACAGGCATCCCTGTCATTGTCACGCTCATGGTGCTAGGGATGACCGTAATGTCGTCAATGTTGGAAGACGCTGCCTTCGATATTGATGGATCTTTTGCATTTTTAATCGCCTCAAGCATCAGAGTGTCAGCAAGATTTCCTTGGGTATTTGCGCTAACAGATAGGGACGTTACCATCGAAAACTCGTTCCCGATCGTTATTGTCGGAACAGTCGCTGCAATTATGTTTTTTATCACTCTCTCGTTGAAGTTTCCGATAATCGCTGATGCTTCTTTTCCCGGAATGAGTTTTGAGACGCTCTTTCCGTTGTCATCTTTGATTCGAGGCACAAATTTATCGTACGTCGATATGATATCACCAGAAGTAATTGATTTCAGAACAATCTGCTGACCAAAGTAAGGTGAGCTGCTCTTGTCAAAGATGTGCACCTTTGCAAGAATCTTGGAAGTTTTCTTACCGTTTTGATCGACCATGCCGGTCGACTCTACATAGATGCGAATGTCAGGAACTAGAAACTCATCGCTAGGCATCTGCACTGCTTTCGCTATCTCCTGAATTCTATCTTCAATATCTTGATCAATCTTGCTGACTGCAACTTCCTTCTGACGTCTTGCTTCGTCAGCTGACTTCGTCTTGGCATCGAGGTCTTTTTTTGCAGCTCCTGCAATTGCTCCATCGATGGCTGCTGATGACTTTTGCGTATATCCGCTGGTTATGCTTTGATACACTCCAGCACCGCTTGTTGCTGATGAATTTGCAGCAGAAGCATAGGGAGCAGTGGGTTTTGGAGCTTCTCCGGTGGGGCTAAACCTGCTAGCAGCAGAAGTTCCAGACTGTAACTCGACGAACTTGTTCGCTTTCTCAGATTCTGTTTTTGAAGCCTTGAGGTCTTTACTCGTAGATTCTATCTTCGCATCGCTCTCTTTGACGATGGCTTCTTTTTTTGCATAAAGGTCGTTCAAACCGTAGTAGAAGAAGTCAGGCCTGCTTAGTGTCTGATCTATAATGTAATTTACGAGACTCTGTCCGCTCGGGTTTGAAAGCTTGCTGAGCGCATCGTCTAAGACGCTTAGGGGAACTGGCATATCGCCTATGTTGATATCGCTAGCGTAGAGTGCATTCTTGTTCATTGGATAGAAATGAACCTGTATCTCATCAAACCTGCAGCTCGTCGCAAGAGGATAAGCAAGATAAGCATACACGATGGTTGAAAGCGGGATGTAAGTCTCGTCAGACTTGTCTCCCTGCGCTTGCTTTCTTGCTGTCATTATCGTACCAAGTCTGGCGCTAAAGTCTGACTTGCTCAGGTTAGTTGTTATCTCTTCCCGCTTTTTTATAAGCTGAGTCTGTATGTCTGTCGATTCATTCACAGCTTTCGGAGCATCAAGCAGATTGATTATCTCGTTTGAAGCCTCTGTGAAAGCCGTCTCAGAGAACTGTTCAGCTTCTAATATCTTTATAAGAGAGACAAGACTTGCCCTTGGAACCATGCTTCCCGCAAAAGAGACGTTCTTTGTCTTTATCTTCATCTTTTTGGCAACATCCTCAGACTCAGACTCAGACGCTTGCTGACGTAGCACGCTCATAAGAGCAGACTTGACTAGGGAAAGCTGAACCTGCTCTCCTGCTGCAGCAGATATTCCTCTTGACTGTTCCCCTGGCATCATGGCGAGGTTAAGGGTTATCGTTACTGCACCTGCACTTTCTGCACTCGTGCTGAAGTTAGAGCTTACTAGCGAGTATGTCTCCCTGCAACGCATGTTGTTCATGAGCACACCGTATGCATTTCTAGAGCCGGGTCCTCCGTCAGGATGGCTCCAGCCGTATTCAAGCACAATGTAGTTCTGGGAAAATTGGTCAACTGCTATAAGCGGAGAAATCTCTCTCATCCTTGTTCTATCGTGCAGTGTTAGCTTGATGCTTGCAGTCTTGTAGGAGTAGAACCCTTGACCAGCGCTAACGGTCCTTACGTCGCACGAATTTAGAGTAAGAAAGGGAAGAAACTTGTTCAATCCGCTGCTATTGTTTGGATTAACGAGTGTCTGGGGTGAGGTGAAGACTTCCATGCCCGTGTATAGATTTCTCTTGGACAAATTCGTAGGAAGATCTCCAATGTCTGCAGGGGCCGCGTTTGCGATGATGTCAGTTTCGAGCTTGTCACCGAGGAATCTCACGAGGCTTATCTTTCTACTCTCTTGTCCCTTTTTGAACTTGTCTTCGAGAGACACGAGCGTTAAATCTAGATAGGGAACACAGCGTGACATCTCTAGAGTAGGAATGCCAGACATGAAAGCAGAGACCACTTCAGCGTCTCTTCTAGGGAGACCTTTTGCATCACTTTTATGCAAGTAAAATGCAACTGAGGGTGTGCTAATTCTTTCTGGGTTTCCGATGTTGCTGTTTATTATTTCTTCTGAAGTCGGAAGGCAGCTTGTAACAATTCCCTTGGTAAATCCCTTTTCTAACAGCTCTTTTCCCGAGTATATGTCTACCTCGTCTTTGCCAGGAACTTTTATCTTGATGGAAGCCCCGTTAGTTAGATCTTGAAACGTGCCTCTCGTAAGGTCGTCGCGATACTCTTCTTGAACTTTCGAGTCATTGTCAAGATCTGACGTAGGTGAAACTCCACCTGAGCCGAGTGCAACAAACTCTCCAGTCATAGAGGCGAAATTATCTCCTTTTCTAAATGCTGTCGACGTTGAAATCTCAGCGGCTGCATTATAGAGAAGAACCTTATTGAACATCTGATAGTACTCCTATCACAGCGTCTATGCTAGTGGGAATTCTTGCGACTGTTCCCGGTGGGACTTGCAACCCCCAGCCTATTCCCGATGCTGCAGCTATCACCCACCAGTATGATGAATCTCCATAGGCATCGTGCGCAATGTGATCGAGACGAGTGCCATCAGCGACCTCAACAACGCTGCAGGACAATCTTCCAGACTGTATTGCAGCGATTATTTTGGTAGATGCCTGGCTGTTCACTATGGTGTTTCCAAGTATCCGAGGAGAAAAAGTGTATCTACTCTGTGTCATTTAATCCTCTTGTTAGCGTGGGATCCTGCTGCAGTGAAGTAATTCCTCGAGACCTCACCGTTGTCATTGTAAGAGTCTCCTGAGTATGCTTGCATAATATCTCCAACGTTGTAGTTGGGTGCGCGATTCATACCAGAATTGTCGATTCCTGGAGAGATATCGTGTATTACAGTGAAGTTGAGAGTTACACGACACGCTGTTGGTGCGCGAGAATTCCACTCTGTCTCCCACATTCCAGCATCAGATCCTATCCAGTTAAACTGCATGCTCGTTATAACTCCAGCCAAGCCCCGTCCAGAGTTGCTCTCGAATGCCCTTGTTATTGCGTTGCCAGTCGAAGACATAAAGTCGTTCTCTGGAGATTGAATGATGTTTTCTAGTCCGCTCACTGCGCTAGGATCAACTCCAAGTGCTGCGACAGCAGACCTTGCAGCCTGGTTAGCGATCTCTACGACAGAGTCAAATGGTGAGAATATAGCTGATGCAGCTGCCCAAAGCCATCTGGGGTCAGCTATCACATCAGAGTGTGTGACTAAAAAGTTCTTGCCAAATATTGATGGATCAGCTCCTGGATCTATTATCTTGACAATGTAGTACGTTTTTGTGGATGATTGACCAGAAGGAGAGAACCCTCTCTGAGCAGATCCTTGCTGCGCATTGGTCGGACTCTCTAGAGATATAACTCTCCTAGATGTGACAAGGCCCCTTATCTGCCTCGATAGCCTGATTCTCTTTATACTGCTATCATCTGCTCTTGGGGAACCTCCCTGCAGTATCCTATCATTGAAATCTCCGTCTGAGTAGATGTAATCTTTTCCAGCATTTGCTTTTATGTAACAGAAGCTTGTCGGAAGGAGTCCTTTCACAGCTAATTTTGAAGAAATGTCTCCCAAAGCAGGCACTTGCGAAGATACTGCAGAAAGTGCAGCAAGAGAAGGATCACCCTCTAGAAGAGAGTCACCCACTAGGTCTGGATCAGCTAGAGAAGTCATTAGAGTTCTGTAGCCGACGGGATTTGCAAAACCGTTTACCAGCAGATTTGAAGCAAAAGAGCTAAGCGCTCCAAGCGGTCCCTTTGTGCCGTTTGTAAAGTACTGTAGAGGTGATCCAAGCAACGCGTAGAAAACGTCATTTAATCCGACATTGTACTTCCCTATCTCGACCGCGTCTGCTAAGTTAAGGTTTCTTCTTTTCTGAGAAAACGTTGCAGGAGTCTTTATCTCTGTAGAGTTGCCTCCTATTCCGAATATCTTGGCCAGGTTGAATTTTGAGTAGTTAGTCTTTACAACATCGCCTATTCTTAATCTAATGACAGGACTTGAAGCTATGACTTGGCTAAAGGGCTGCCTGAAAAGAGAAGACCTTCCTCCTCCGACTAGTTTTCCGGCGCTCCATTGAGGATATGCTAGAGTGACAAGCTTGTTGATCTTGAACCACATCTCGTCAAAGTCTTCCTTGGATGTCCCGACGACCCTGAACGACAGCGATATCGTCCTAGAAGTCCTGCTGTAAGTCTGAACGTCGTCTATTCTTCCAAATCCCCTGCTAGCGTTGAATTGCGGGCTATAAGAATCAGACAGCGTCTCTAGGAAAGCGTGGAAACCGATTATCTCGTTTGTCCTTAGATCGTGAAAGTAAAAAGGGACGTACTCTGCATCAAGTCTATCCTCGACTATCTTGACAACCTCTTGCGGAATTCTCTTGATACCCTGTCCAGTGGAAGTCTCGTCAGTGCTTAGCCTTTTATCGACATATGTCTTGTCGAAAAGCCTGCTTGCTAGCATCGCCCTGGCCGGTGATGCTCCAAATATCTGGCTGTTCATCCTTGAGGCTGCATTGATAGAGTCAGTGCTTAGCATGAACAGCGATGGAACAGATCCGTTCCTCCACGCAAGAGAGGTTCCTGACGTTCCGTCTTTTGATCTAGATTTCGAGATCCTTGCTGCAGGACCATCAGGTATTGCATCTACGTCGTACTGAAGCGGCTTCTTCTGCAAGAGTGAAGGATCAGCAACTCCTCCCGTTGCCTGCAAGAGTATGTCTCCGACTGTCGCAAGAGTATTCATGAACCCTATGATCTTAGATCTTCTTATTGCCTCGAGTATCTTGCGAGACCTATCCTTGTCTGTCTCACCCGGAATATCAGATCCTCCCGTGTAGATCTCAGAGGACATTATCGAGACAGACCTTATGACGCCTCTCGCAACAGACAGCCAGAAGCCAGGTGATTCGTAGACTGCCTGCGTAGACGAGGCTGGAGTATCTCCGTTTTTTGCACCAAACAGAAGGAGAAGACCTGCATTGACAGCATCTCCGTACGGATAGATTGTAGGAATAAGTGTTGTACGTTTCGCCATTTCATACTTGGCGTATCTGCTCACGTTCGTGGAATATCCCTTGTAGTACGGGCCCTTTCCAAGATCAACGTTGGCAGCTGGATTAAGACGACCCAGTATCTCTGGGAGTGTGTCAGAGACCCTTTTTACGATTGTCTTCAGGTATGCGCTTGCGAGCACAAGCGTCGCATTCGAATCCATCGAGTAAAAAGGAGTCGAAGGTGTTGTCAAGCTTCCGTAAGTTTTTGAGTTATCAGCACTCGGGTCAAAACCAAAGAAGTCACCCCTGCCAGACCTATAAGATCCGCCCGTCTCAGTCTCTGGTGCACCGTATGCTCTATCTGCGCGCAGACGATAGGTGTACTGCTCAGAACCGATATTCGAAGGCACCTGATCTATTGAATCGTCTGGACTCTTGCTCACTGAAGGGTTGTCACCATTGTCGTATCCTGCTGATTTGAGAATGAGGCTTCCTGCTATATTCTTCAACTGATCTAGGGTTATTCCGTCTGCGTTAAGATCATTTTTTCCAAAGCTTCTCTGCTCAGAAGAGACTGGCGTGCTGTCAACATCACCCGATGTAGCAGTCCTCTCGACGAAAGGTCTCGTGCCTGTGAAACCAGAAGGATTGAATCTATTGTAGTTCTTGAGTATCTGTTTGACTGCAACGCCCGGTCTGCCTGTTAGATCGTCAGGAGTATTAACGACAACCCTCCCTTGCGCGTCAGCGGTCTGCCCGGTAATCTCGGGCAAGAGCGTATTTCCTCCCTCACCTTGCGTCTTGTTGATGATGGTGTTTAGAGCAGTGTCTGTCTGGTCAAATTTTCCGCTATTTGAGTAGCTTCCCATGTTGAGACCGTAGCCATCAGATGGTGCGAATACGTTCTGCGCTCCTGAATCTTGCGCTGGCTGCAGAGAACTTCCTCTATTTGTGCTGGGTGCCTGTTCGTTTCCACCTTGCATAGGGAAGAAATTGTTGAAATTTTCTGAGATATACTTCAGGTAATCGCCCACTAATCCCCGTGCGCTTCCGTCTAGTCCTAGAAGTTCTCTTCCGGTGCCCGGATCAATGCCCAGGTCGTCACCTGTGTCCAGAGCACCGCTTCCGTTCTTGTCAGCGACAACGTAGGAGATCTGCTGGGATGTGTATCCGTTCGCTGCAAGGAATGATTTAAGTGTCTCTCGACTCATCGGCGTATATCTCCTCCATTATGTGCAAAATTGACTCTACAGAGTCTTCTCCAAGTATCTTGTCGAGAACTTTCTCGAAAGCCAGAAGCTGCTCAGCGACAGCCTCTCTTTCGCTTGCAGGAAGATCTTTAAGATCCTTAAGTATGTCACTGTGAAGAGTGTCTTTCATTATGGTGCCGCACCTGCAGAATCTACGCTGACTTGAGCTCCTTTCGCCTTAAACAATTCTGAAGCTTCTCCAGTAAGCTCTATCTTCACGACAATCTGCTGCGGCTGCGCGTTTGCACTTGTCCCAGCGGCTGCAGCGAC